GCTATCCACTCCTCGGATGAGATTGACGATGCGCTCAATGTCTCCATCGATGTCTCGGTTTCCATCATAATTCACCACCTCTGCCTGAATCTTTGTTGGGGCATCTATACCCACCAATCTTGCCCTTCTTTCCATCAAACGGACAATCGTGCCAATGGCTCGGTCATCGCCTTTCATCGCTCTTGGCCACAAAGCCACCTGCATACGATCCAAACGGTCTAACTCTTGCCATCTAAACTGCTCAGGAGCCTGGGGAATGTTGCGCGACATGATCCGTTCCAAAGCACGCTGCGCTCCTGACGGTGTTGCGTAACCCACCTCTTCGGCTATTCGCTGAAAGGTAAAGCCAGCCCTACGCAGATCCAACACTCGTGCTTCTTTGGCTTCGCGTTCCGCAGCCTTTTCCTCAGGAGTTGGTGAGGCTACTTCTGTAATGTTTTGCTCGACTTCCTCCATCTTTTGCTCAAGTTCCAGGCAAAAGTTCTGCGGTCTTGCCTGTGAACTTCTCCCATCGCGCAATAATTACATCACAATATTGTGGATCAAGTTCCACCATGCGGCACTTACGGTTTGTTTGCTCGCAAGCGATAAGAGTGCTTCCTGATCCCCCAAAGGAGTCAAGCACGATGTTTCCAGGCTTCGATGAATTAACCAGGGATTTCTGCACCAGTTCAATTGGCTTCATCGTTGGATGTAACTCCGACTTGCTTGGTCGATCTATCTGCCAAAGGTCAGTCTGTTTTCTATCCTCAACCACTGCCAAACGAGCGGCTTCTGAGTTCCAGCCATACCAAATTGGCTCATATTGCGTGTGATAATCCTTGCGCGATAAGACAAGACGATCTTTGGCCCAAATGATCGTGCTGCTCCAATGAAAGCCGACTTCTCTTAAATTGCGGTCGATTACAGGCCACTCTTGGGCGCTCATAACCAAATAAATGGGTGCGCCTGGCTCGCTGAACTCTTTCAAAGTTGCGCAAAACCCAGCCACAAACTCATCCCATTGTCCTTCATTCATGTGATCATTCAGGATGGTTCTGACTTTGTAACCTTGTTCATTGCCTTCATCTACAGCGCCGTAATTCACATTCCATGGTGGGTCTGTCCAAATAAGGTGTGCTTTCTCATCGCCCATCAAGCGGGTAAAGGTTGCCTCTTCGGTTGAATCGCCGCAATAAAGCAGATGATCGCCCAACTTCCACAATTGACCCAGTTTTGTTTTGTGTTCTACTTCCTCAATGGAAGGAGCCTCATCAGGCTCGGGTTCAATTTCAGGTTCGGGCATTTCAAAGCCTATGGCTTCAATGTCAAAGTCCTCATCTGAAAGTTCCAAAAGTTGCTTTGCCAGGACATTTTCATCCCATTCCGCCAATTCTGCGGTGCGGTTATCAGCCAATGCAAATGCCCGAGCCGTTGCTTCATCCCAATCAGCGGGAACGACCGCCACATCTATTTGATCCCATCCAAGATCTTTTGCCGCTTCTACAGTGCCGTTTCCAGCAAAAATCACGCCTTTATTATTGATTACAATCGGTTTGCGTTGGCCAAACTTGGTCAAACTGGCTTTAATTGCATCTAAATTCTTTTGTGAATGTTTGCGAGCGTTTTCAGGGTCCAGTGATAAATCAACTATAAGCCTTCTCGTTACTTCCATCGCTCGCCTTCTTACTTAGTTAGATTGTTCCTAGCATCAAGTAGATCATCAATGCTGCTTAACAGTAATTCTTTCTTTTGATGCGTTAGTCGGTTGCCGTACCGATCTACAAGCATCTCTCTAATGTTGCGCAGCGCTTCGTCTATCTCCGCAATTGTTACTTCTCCATCGACAACAATCATGGTGTCTATCTTACTCTTTGACTCGCCCTGCTCGTTTTTGCGCGAGCGCGACCACATCCTGTTCACGATAATAGACATTGCGACCTACTCTTTCTACCCATACCAGTTGTTTTCTGTGCTGCAGTTGTCTTAAGTTATTCATTGTAATGTTTAATTGATTAGCAACCTGCTGGGCAGATAATAAACCTTCACTTACCATCCTGGTGCTTCAGATCTACTTGGCGCGCTGCGTGGCGCGGATCGTTGACCTTTTGGAACAATACCAATATCGGTTGCGTTGATTTCAAGCGCAGTCTTGTCTATGCCATCGCGCCCTTTAAAAGTGGACTGCTTCATGCCGCCCTGAACAATGACGGTGTCACCTTTGTGCAAGGCATCCACATACACTTCGCCTTTTTCGCCCCAAGTGGTAACTCGAAACCAAATAGTCTCGCCTTCGACCCATTGTTCGCCTTTACGCTCGCGAGGTGTATGCGCCAGTGAAAAAGTTACAAGCGCTGCATCTCCACGCGCTGTTTTTACATACTTTAATTCAGGATCAGACCCTAAATTGCCTTTGACTGTGATTGGAATGCTCATAATTACCCTTCCTTAAGTTCTGTAATCTTACCGTCATTTTGTAATAATACAATCCGACCATCGGGCAAATGCATTGGCGCGGCTTCAGGATCAGCCCAAGACGAGACCATCCATCCTTTAAAAGTGGCATAAGCGGGTTTTAAGTGAATCGAGTTAGTTCCAAGGTTGTGGCATTCGTGGTGAACCCACATCAGGTTGCTAACCGCATCTTTGCCGCCCCTGGACTTTAACTTGCGATGGTGCAGCGCCATAGATTCAGAAGCGGGTCGGCCACAGGATTCGCAGTAGCCGCCCGCTCTCTGAATAACTAAGTTCACAATGTCTTGTTTAATCGTCATCGTCTTCCCACTCGGTGGGGTCAACGCTTGGATGATCAACTCGCAAAGGAAGGCCAAAAGGCGAAGGGAAACTCATCAGTACCAACCTCCATGCAAATCGGGTCCCGCTTGTCTTTTCCAAAACTCCCATGCTTTACACGGAGTCCCATAACGCTTGTAAATATACCGAAGTCCCGCTTTTATTTGTATTTGAGGGTCTTTTGGCTTGTAAGGGTAGTTGTAATTGCCCCAAGTCGATGGTAGAAACTGTGCAATTCCAAACGCGCCCGAGGATTTATTGTGGGCGTTTGGCCGCCAGTTGCTTTCCTTTGTCCAAAGATGATGCAAACAAGCAAACTCACGCTTGGGGTTGAGCCACTGTGACTCAACTTTCATCAGCGCATATTCTTTTGGAGACATCAGTTTGACCTTTTGCGCTTGCGTTACAAGCGGCGCTTGGGCTTTGGCTGGGGCAGCGGCTACAAGTCCTACCGCTAAAGCGGCTGCTAAAAGGACTTGCGCTGAAAACTTTATTGTTTACTCCGTCCGACCCTTTCGACAGGCTTCGCAGAGTTTTTCTCCATAATGCCACGCACCATACGCGCAGCGGTTTAACATCTGATCCATTTACAGTTCCTCTCGGTTCGGGAATGGGTCGGGATTATTTTACCTGTAATTGTTTGCCCAGTGGCCCATCAAAAGACTTCGCATGGGCTTTGCCGCTTGGCTCCACCAGGATCACTTCGCGTTGCCATTTGGCAAAACCAAAGTCCACAAAGCGATCGTAAGCGTGAACTGCCTCCAGCGCGTTGTCATATTTGCGAGAAAAGGACACCGCCCCATCCTCAAGTACCTGAATCATGTAAGTAGCCGCCTCAGTCATAATCTTTCTCCCTTGAAAAGGTAAAACTATGCCCACAACTTTTGCAGGTCACTTCTTGCTCGATATTTCCCCAATCATCCGTTGAGAAGTCCTCGTTCCAATAGGCTGCACAATCCTTGCCTTGATCGGCGCAATCGCCGCAGCGTTCGTTGCAGACAACTTCTAGTGTTATCTCCTCGGAATAAATGCCTGAACCCATCATTGATCCTTCGTAACTCATTCGCCCTCTCCAAAGTAGCACTCGGTCATAGATTTAAAGCAGTAATGGTCGCCCATCCAGTTTATGTGGTTTACACCCCACATGATTGCCGTAAAAACGCCAATCCAAAACAACAAGCGCACCACAAAGCGCACCTGGTAATAACGCTGTGTTTTCATTTGCCTTCCTTTCCTCTTGCCACAACCACCGATTTGACGGTTGTTTTCAACCCATACATTGCCATGGCATCGGCCACTTGTAGCCACACCGACTCGCGCATTAATGCATTTTTATAAGATTTACTGAGGGGTATTTCAGGCCGATCGATGCCAAGTTCGCCGTCATAATCGATTTCCACCTCGACTTTGAATTTATACATCAGCCCCTCCAGGTTTGAGTCTCGTAATTGGTTAAAATGAGGTGGCAATTGAAGGCCCTGTCCCATACCGTTTGTGTTTCACAATTTTGCGTGGTCAGGAAAGCGCGGCAAAGAAGGACCGCCATATAGTTATCCACCCAGTAGGCATATTTCCAATGCAACATGGGCGCGGGTTCAAAACGGTTTATTTGTTCAATCCAATGACCGCCCCAAGGCATCGAGGTGTGAACGAGTTGTTCAAAGTCCTCCTCGATCATGTGCAATTTAATTTCGCTCATTTGCGCACCAGGCTTGCATGAAGGTCGGCACAGGCGGTGCAAACCCAGGTGAGAAACTGCTCGCCGTTGTCGTACTGATACCAACGGCCAACCAAACGCTGGGCCTCTTTGCCGCACATCGGACAATCTTTCATTTTATTCTCCCCCTTCCGCGCAATTGGCACACACTGGTTGCGAATAACCAGCGCCTTTAAAATTCCAATAGAACGATCGGCCGCATTCCACGCATTTCATTTGCATCCTCCGCAATAATTGACCACTCGTATTTCCTTCTTGGCGATTGCATACTTTTTGCCACAACCGTGGCAAACCACAGCGATTAATTGGGTTCTTTTTCTTTTCAACATCACTTAACCTTTCCGACCGACCACTTACGCTTGACCGCATAAACTTCCAAGCATTGAGGCGAGCAGAAACCAATCGCATCCTGGTGGCTTGGTTCCACAAAGTTATACCAGGCTCGATCGGGGAACATTGGAAATGCCTCACGGCACTCGGTGCAGACGATCTGCATGAAGCCAGTCTTAGTTGTCATTATTTTGCCTCCACTAATTGATTTTTGATTGCAGCAAGTCTTGCTTTGATTGTTTTGAACTCAGCCTGACTGATTTCAGTTGTTGGAACAATGATGAACTTTGAATCAGAATATTTCTGTGTAAAAGTTGCGTGGGCTATACACGCAGCCTCAAACGATCCACAGAAGGATGCGTAGCCTGATGTAATCCAGTGATTGCCAAACATAACGGCATATGGAAACTCGCGGTTAGCGCTGCTGCGCACCACAATTTTGTCGTCGAACTCTGCCTTAAAATATTTTGTCATCAGTTTGTGCCTTCCTGTATAAATACGCCTCCAACTTGGCGGCGTTGCATTTCTGTGTCCCAACATTTACCGCACACCACAAAGAACTCGTTACCGTGGCCTTCTTGAAATATGTCAAACTGCGCTTGGCAGTCATCGCATGTTTTTAACATTATTTTGCCTCCTCGTGATAATCACAATCGCCTGGTTTTGGAACTCTGCACTTGTGTGCAAATGGGATGACTTTGTTGCCACCGTATGTTGTTGAAACGGCGCGGGGATCGCTGAGGTACCACTTGCCTTTTGCGCTGAAAACCCACACAAGATTTTCAACGCCGCATTTTTTACAAGTTACATACTTGATCACTGCATTCGCCTCCTTCGGGGCTTTCGCCCTGTTGAGACATACATTGCCATGGATCGGGCAACAATCAAAGTATTTGTTGCACTTATTTAGACTATTTTTACGCGTGTTTTCCTGTGAGTTTTATCCACATTTGGACATTTAGGACCGCCACAGCCCAACTTCCAGGAATGGAGCGCCGCCATAGATCTTTGTGGCGTTTATTTCGGTCACTTGCCCATCGTCTAAATACGCAATTGCAGTCATTGCGTCTAATGCTGCGCGGATCAATTTATCTAAGTCGGGCGCAACAGTTGGGTGTAATCGTTTAACAGTTCTTGGTTTTGGCATAGAGAAAAGTAAATCTAATTTAACTGGCCCTGGTTCGGGCGTGCATCCAGCGCGGCGTGCTTCAATTGCAATTGCAGATCGCCACACCGCTAACTCTGCTCCCTTGTTATGGACCACATGGCCGTTGAAAACTTTCATCGAACCTTGCGGAACAGGAAGCCCATCTACTCTGAAACTAATCACACCTCGATTGTAACTGCATCATACAAACATGACCATTTTTGACGACCCATCGAGTCAACCATTGCTGCGTCAACTGCGCCAGCATAATCAGGTTCCGATACAGATTTAACCAACCATTTGTGATCGCCAATGATTACTGTGTCACCACTTTGTACCATCGTTGGCATTACATTGCGTACGCTCATTACTCCCCCTCAGGTGTAACCGTTACATTAAATTGTAAGGGTTACAAGTGTCCTTTGTCATGTTTTCGAGGAAGTTTTCCTAAATAATTCTCGGAGTTCGGGTGGGGCTGGGACGGCGTTTGCCTGTCTTTCCAACTGTTCTTTTTGCCATTCCTGATATGCCATGCGCTCTTTTTCGGCTCGGGCCTTTGACTCTTCTAACTCGCGCTGGCGTTTTTCATCGGGGCTTAAAATCCGAGGTGGCAGCGCAGAGTCGTTCCATCGTTGGGCGTTCAGCCAGGTGGAGGCATGGGCGGTGAAAGATGGGTGACGGTTAGGATCGGCTGCGTAGCGACTAGCGCCCGCAATAATTACATCGGGCTGATCAATCTTGATGGCTTTGTCCCAGGCTTTTTGCGCCGCGCCTTTGCCCACTTTGATTGGGTATGCCTTCCAAAATAAATTAAAACCATCGGGTGTTTCATTGGATGGTTTATTAGGGTGGTTCATGGGGCGTGAAAGTCGCCCCGTAGATGTCGCCACAGTCGCCCCGTTGATGGACTCATTGTCGCCCCGATCATCGCGAGCAGACTCTGTGTCGCCTCGTAATCTTTTGATGTTGATCGTGTATTTATGAGGACGGCGGTCCTCCCTGCAAGTTGCGCTACCCCCAGCGCCCTTTTGCATCCATAAATACTCGGCCTCTACCAGGCTATTGACGGCTCGTTGAACGGTGCGAATCGAAACGCTCGCCTTGGAAGCAATCGTTGCCTGGGAAGGCCAGGCTTCAGTTCCATCGTCAGAGGCGTGATCGGCTATTACGAGAAGCACCATCTTTTCGATAGTTGGTAAA